AACTTGTCATGCATGGTGCCGGTGAATATGCTCAGCGCTTCCGGGTAGTATTGCATGATCTGCATCTGGACCAGCACCTCCAGGGGGAGGCCGTCGTTCTGCCCGGCCCAGTTCCACTCGTCCGGTACGGGCACCTTGTTGGCGTCCACGAGGACGTTCTTCAGGAAGTCGCCGGTGAGGTTGGCGTCAATACAGCCCAGGGCGGGCTCTCGGGTGATCTGGACGTTGTAGCTGTCGTTGTACTTCGTGACGACGTTGTACTCCCTGGGGATGGTAAGCCCGTCCGGATAGGCCAGCGAGAAGGCCAGCGGAACGATGAAGCCGGTGCGGTCTGCGTATCCCGGGCCGAAGCCGGTCCACTTGTGGCTGCCGTCCACGTCCACGTCGAACACGCTGACGTCGAAGGAGTCCACGACGGCGTTCTCCAGCACCGGGATATTGATGGACGCCTCCGTGCCGTGGTTGAACTCCAGGAAGCACACGACCGACGAATCGTTCCATTCGCCGTCGCTGGTCAGGTAGTAGGTCGTATTGCCGACGTGCGCCCTGATGTACAGCGTGACCTTGTCGATGGCGACGCCTTCGGCACCCGGAATGACGGCGTACATCCTGGAGCCGTCCTGGGTGAGGATGAGGCCGTCCTGGCGCACCTTGAGCTTCACGGGCGCCGTGACGGCGTTGACCACCATGGGGACGTTGGCCCATTCATGGCCGCTGTACGGGACGCGGTTGGCTATAAAGTAGAGCGGGGCGAAGTCGGTGAAGCCGGCCTGGTAGAGCGATTCGTCCGGCGGGAGGGTGATCTTGTAGAGGATGGAATCGCCGCTGGCGGGCACGGCCCAGCTGCCGCTGGGGGCGCTGAGCGCATAGGACATAAGCTCCAGGTCCTGGCGCGGCGTGCCGTCCAATATGATTATATCCCCGACCTCCTCCAGGAGATCCGGGTTCGGGGGCGTGAGGTCGTTGTCCTGATCCTCGACGGTGAAGGTGCCGCTGATGTCGCGGACGGGAGGGTCGAGGGTGCGGAGCCCTGAGAGGTTGATGAACTCGGTGTCGTGGATCGTGGAAGCTGCACCGATTTCAAGGGGCAGGAAACGCAGGGCGGAGACGGACCACATGTTGTGGCCGTTATAACGCAGGATGAGGCCCAGGGCCTCCAGCGTTTTCGTCAGGGCGTCCCACCATGTCTGTCCCTCGAATGCCCTGGCGCTGATGTGGGCATTGAGCAGCGATCCCCCGGTCTCTGTGTTCACCGGGATGCGGGACGTGTTGAAGCTGAGCTCCATTTCGCCCTGGCTGAACTCGACGGCCTGCTCGATGAGTTCCTGGACGGTGGCGTACTTGGCGTTGTTGGCCAGCTCGAAGGGGAGATCCGCAAGGGTGCCGAGCATGTCGCGGGCGACGACCGTGATGCTGCCGTGGTAGACCATGGACTCCTCCCAGCTGTCCGGAGTGACGAAGCCCTTCCAGATGACGGCATCTTCTATCTTCAGGAACACCTTGTAGAGCGTAGGGTCCGGGGTGTAGAACTCCTCCCACTGGCCGTGCTTCGTCAGGACGCCGCCGGCGGCGTCGATGCAGGTGTCCGTGATGCCGCTGTGGGTGAAGGGGTTCCCGACGTCGAAGGCGTCGGCCAGGGTGAAGCGCAGTGTGGTCTTGACGACCGGGGCGTAGATGGGCTCGTTGTCGCCGCCGATCTCCAGCGAGAGGCCCTGCAAGCCACCCAGGTAGAAGGTGTTGGAGTTATAGTTACGCTTCCAGACCTGGAGGGTGACGGTGACGCCGCTCTCCCGGAGTATGTAGGTGCCGTAGAATCTTAGTCCGTAGTTTGCCATGTCCGTGCGCTTTTATCGGTTCCAGGAGTTCTGGGCGGCCTGCCCGGAGAGGACAATGTCGGAGCCCTTGAGGGTGCCTTCTACGCGGACGACGAGCTCGGAGCGGATGACGTTGTTAGCGCCGTTGTAGCCGGATCCGGAGTAGCTGCTTGTGGTCGTGCCGCTGCCGTTGTTGGCGAGGGCCGCAAGGCCGCTCTTGGCGGCTGCGCCGATGGCGATGAGGGCGGCGCCGGCGACGATGGCTGCGGTGCCCTCCAGGGACTCGAGAGACTTTTTCACGGCTTCGACACCGAGGCCGGTGGCCATAACGATTTCGCCCTCGTGGACGGCCATGTCAGCGAGGGGGGAGAGCAGCGCCTGGAGGATGCGTCCGGGGTTGACTTCGCTCAGGCCCATGAGTTGGTCGGAGAGCTCCTGGATGCCGTCTGAGAAGCCGGTAACCACGGAACCGATGAACTCCTCCTTGAGTTGCTGCATTCGCTCAATCCCGGCGTCATAGACGTCGGTCAGCGCCTTCATCCTTTCCGACGCCTTCCGCAGGTCGTCGTCATCGCCGAAGATGTCAAGCTCCGGGACCTCGTCGTTGAAGTCCTCGATGGCGTCCTCAATATCCTCCAGGCCCTCGAGAACAAGAGCAAGGCGGTCGTTTTCATATTTCGCGTCCAGGGTGGTGGTGTCCAGATGGTACTTTTGGAGCAGCTTTTTGTCGCGCTCGTAGTGCTCCTGGAGCAGGGTTTCCTCGGACTTCAGGGAGTCCTCTGCCTGCTGCTGGATCTGCTTGGCCTGGTCGCGCCCGGCCTTCCACGCAGAACGTGCGGCGTCGCTGGACCCGGTGTTTGCGGACTTCCCGATGTTCTGGAGACGGCGCGTTTCCTCGTTCAGACCGGCAGCCGCTGCTCCCGATTTCTCGATGGCCGCTATGACGTTTTCGGTGTCCAGGTCGTTGGCGTGCTTCTGGTAGTACCAGGCGATATTGGCCAGGGCTTCGATGGCGTTGCCCTGGAAGCCGGAGTCGGACTTCGATATGGCCTCTATGGCCTGGAGCTCCTCCTTCGTGTAGGACACCCGCTCGCCTTGGAGTTCCTGGGCTTTTTTCAGGAAGGCATTCATTGCGTCGCGGTCCGGGGCGATATTTTTCAGGAAGCCTTCAAGATTGGCCATATTGGCACCGGTGGCTTCAACGCCGGCTTTCTCCAAATACAGAGCTTCCTCGGACTTGCGGATTTTCTCCATGGCCTTGATTTCAGCCTCGTACAACGGGCTGACCAATTCCATGTAGCGCTTGACAGCGGCAGCCCTTTCCTCCTGGCTTTTGGATGTGTCACGGGCAAGGATCTGGAGCTGGGCGAGCTCGTCCTGCATTTGTGCCCGCTTGATGCGGTTGGCGTTCTGGACCTCCGTGAGTTCGTCGTGAGCCTGGGTGTTGACAGCTGCAGCCCCCATTGCCCTCTTGATGCGCTCGCCAAAATTGTCCCAGTCCCACGCGGCCAGGGAGCCGAGGAAAACGTCCCACGCTGCCGACATCTGGCTGGTGATGCGGTCCCAGTTGTCGCTCAGGGCCTGCGATTTGTGGATGATCGTGTCGAACATCCCGGCGGCGGCCGTAACAATCACGGCGAAGGCTGCGACGGCTACGCCCTTGAGCACGTTGAACGCCTTGCCAAAGCCGGTAAGGCGGCGCTCGGCTTGGTCGATACCCTTGTCGAAGTCTTGCTTTTTGAGGCCCAGCCGGACCCAAATATCACCTATCTTTCCCATGTGTCGTTATGATTGGACAGCGTTATTGTCAAGTTTTGCAAATATGCCCTGGAGGGCTTTCAGCTGGTCGTCCGTAATGTAGCAGTCTTGCGGTGTCATTTCCTTTTCGGGCTCCTCCCAGGGGAAGTGGAAGAATGCCGCCGGCGTCCTTTTCTTGTCGTAGGGCTTGATGTTCGGCGAGAGCAGGTGCTCGTGCCAGCATACCCATCGGGCTATTTCCCACCGTTCCTGCGTCGCCTTGTTGGCAGCCTCGACGAGGTGCCGGAGTTCGGTCATTGACGTCTGGGCCGCCTGGACCGGGGACTTGCCGCAGCGCCCTACGAGGAACGCTTCAATTTTGTCGTAATCCAGCGGAACGGGCTCCCCTTCCGGGTCTTTTTTTTTTCGCCGCTGGCGCCCTCCTTCACGTAGTCGCGGACGTGCTTGCCCGTGAGCGCGAGGAGGATTGCGTCGATGGTCTTGCCGAACTCCTTGGGCCGGTCGTAGCTCCAGAGGTGGAAATCCGCGAAGGTGTAGGGAAAATCCCCTTTGCCCGGGTCGTCGACGGCGTCCACCTCCCATGCGAGGATGGCGGCGCAGTAGGCGATCTTGGCGTACTGGTCAAGCGTGCGGGCCTGCTTGTCAGCGCCTTCCGCCGGTGGCGTCGTGAAGTCGATGCCCCGCTCCCTGGCTACACCATAGAGGGCGGGGGTGAGCAGCAATTTCACTGTCACCCCCTCCTTCAGCTGGATGGTTGTCTGCGTCCTGACGAGCATGGCCGATTAGGATGCAGTGACTGCGCCGTTGGCCGTGAGGGTCACGGTGCGCGTGGCGACGGAGCCGTTGTCGTTGGATTCGTTCACCGTGGACACCAGCGCCTTGAAGGCGTAGCCGGATGCGGAGATTGCGCCCTCGCCGGTGCCGGCGAAGTTGCCGACGTAGACGAAAAGCTCAGTCCCTGCGATGAGCGAGGAGATCAGTGACATCTGGTCGGCATTGCCGATGTCGGCGTGGAGGGTGACCTGGGCGGAGGCGCCTTTGATGCCGGAGATGAACTGCTGCCAGGCGGTGGACTTGTCGGAAGTCTCCACCAGGTTGGCATTGAGGTCGAAGCTGTTGGACACCTCGCCAACAAGAGCTTCCGATGCAGATGAAGGGGCTGCCGATGTGCTTACGTAGACCCTGCGGGCATTTCCTAATACTTTCATTGTTGTGCGATTTAAGAGTTGTTGGTATTGTCGTTTGAATCAGTGGGCTCGGCCTTGACCTGCTCCACGAATATGCTGAACTGCTGGATCTGGCGGTAGACGACCTTCTGCGTCTCGCTGACCTCGGTGAGATCCTGGAGGATGGTGGGGACGATGCCGATGACCGTCCAGCCTTCCACGGCCAGGTCGTTCTCCGTGAGCAGCCGGAGGTTGGCGTCATTCATGGCCACTGCGTCGCCCATGGACTTGTTGCTGATGCTTTCCACGGTCAGGGAAAGCTGGCGAAGGGCGCCATCTTTGTCCTGCCGCTCGCCCTCGGTGATGGTGTGGACCTCGATGCGCGGGAGAGCTGCCGTTCCTCCGACGGTCACGCCGCGCCGCATCAGGCGGGCGACGATGGCCGAGTAGATGGGCGCGTAGGCGCTCACGTGGTACCGGGGAGCCCGGGCGAAAAGTCTGCTGAAGATTCCCATTGCGTTACTTGTTTATGACCTTGCGGACGGCATCGGTGATGATTCGGACGATTGCGGGCGTGTACTTCTGCACGGCCGGGTTGAAGAAGGGGTGCGGCTTGGAACCGTGGCGGGCGATTCCCCGGGCTATGAGGAAGCCGATGGAGCGGGCGGCCTTGCGGTCGCGCACCCGGAGCTTCTTATATACCCACTCCTCCAGTGCCTTGAGGGGCGGGAACTTGCCGGACCGGCGGCCGTATTCGACGTAGCGGGCGTAGCCGTCGGAACCGGGGCCGGAGTCGAAGAATCCGGCGTCCAGGCCGAGGTCGATGCCGGAGGCGGCTGCCTTCATGAGGGAGTCGGAAGCCTCGCGCGAGGTGCGCGCGTCGGTGGAGCCGGTGTCGAAGCCCTGGCCGCCGTAGATGACACGGCCGCTGTTGGCAAGAAGGCCCGTCACCCAGGAGTGGTTCTTGTTAAGGTTGCGCTGCGCGTCGGCTATGATGGCGAGCCCGGCCTTGCGGAGTCCCAGGGATGCCTCGCGGTTTATCTCCACGCGCTTGGCACCCAGGCCCCGCAGGATGTCCTGCAAACCTTCCAGCTGTATGCTTCCGTTCTCTGCCATTGCTTTAGTATTTGGGGTTGTCCTGCTGGTACCAGCCAGCCACTCGGGTGAAGCGGCCACGGTCGTCTACGTTCTCCGGAGCGGAGAAGTGGACCTCATGGCCACGCCAGCGGCAGCCGTTGTATTCCACGCCGTAGGGGGTGCGGAACTCGATGTCCAGACCAACCACGTCGGCCTGTTGGAAGGTCATCATGGTCTTTGTTGCGGACATCTGGCGAATCTCGGCGTACACGTCCAGGACGTCGACGGGGTCGCCGACGGAGGCGTGCCCGAAATCGTCACGGGTGACGCTGGCCAGCGTCAGTGTGATGCGGTCGTTGTAGCGGCGTGCGCCCTTCGGTGTGCGGAGACTTGTCATAGCACCTCGTTCAGTATGGAGTTCAGCATTTCCACGGCCTCGCCGTCATAGATGGCGGTGGCGTAGCGGAACACGGTCGGCTGCACCTGGTCGCGCCAGCTTTTCGCGGGAATGGTGGTGAATTCCACCGTCACCAGTGCACCACGCGGCGAGACGACCAGTAAATCGGCCGTCTTTTGCGTGTAGGGAGCTTCCTGGCCGCCGTAATCGTAGGTGACGGATATTTCCTCACCCCCACCCAAATAGAGCCGAATTTGGCCCGTTTCTGCGTCACTGCGGCAGACCTGCCGGACCCGGCAGCGGATGAGCGCCCGGTCGGCGTACTCCTGGACGCGCAGGATTGCGGTCCGGAGGATGCGGCGGAGCAGGTCGTCCCGGAGGTCGTCGGGGACGGATGCGTACTGCTTGAACGCTTCCAGCCAGGCGAGCTCCAGGGGGTCGTTGTTGTCTATGATTTCGAGGCGGTTCATGGGTCCTTTTGCGAAAGAAAACCTGCGGCGGCTGTGTGCCGCCGCAGGCGTTCAGAAATGGAAATCAAAAACGGATCTAACCGGATTATTCGGAGACGGTCTTGGTCTTGACTGCCTTGGCCGTGGTGTCGACGGTTCCGGCGATGGTGGCGATGGCGCTGTCCTTGGTGATGGCTGCGATGGCGGTAGCCACGGAAGCGACATAGATGACGCCGGCCTTGTCGTTGGACTTCACCAGGGTCTGGGCGGCCTTGCGGACGTACACATCCCAGCCGTCGAGCTTGGCGTTGCGGACGATCTCAAGCTCCCACACGGGGCGCTCCTTGATGCGCACCACGTTGGCCTCGGCAAGCAGGATTTCTCCGGAGGAGAGCTTGCTGGTGGGCTTGATGACGATGCCGTTCAGGACGCCGGTGACCTGGTTGAACAGGTAGTTGCCGTTGGCGTCCTTGAGGCCCTTGATTTCGGCGTACTCGGCCCAGGTGACGAAGGCCACGTCGAGGGTGTAGCCGGCGGAGAGCGCCTGCGCCTGGGCGTCGAGGATGACGTCGGCGATGGTTGCGTCGGCATACTTGGCGCCGGTGGCGGTGAAGGCCGTGTAGTTGGCGCTGTTGGCCTTGAGGCCGTAGATCTTGTTGGGGCTGGTGCCGGCTCCGGAGTCAGCGCCGAGGCCGGTGAGGATCTCGGTGTCGATCTTGGCCAGGATCTTCTTCTGGGCGGTATTGCGGGCCCAGTTGTAGACCTCCTCGAAGAAGTCGGCGACTTCGCTGGACACCTGGAGGCGTGCGGCGATCTTGCCGAACTTGCGGGACTTCTCGGTCGTGGCTGCCTCGTCCAGGGCGGGCTCGGTGAGCTCAGACACGTAGTCGGCGGCGTCGGTGAAGCTGCCCTCCAGCCAGTCGAACTGGGTGGCGCTCACGGTGTCCTTCGGGAAGGAATCGTAGAACACGTTGGCGAGGGGACGTGCGTCGTGGATGCCGGGCTCCAGGGCGACGCCGTAGGCGATGTTGCTGATCTGGCCGGTGGTCAGGGGCACCGGGTCGGTCTTGACCTCGAAGGGGATCTTCATGGAACCCTTGTTGGACTCGAGCATGCTCTTGACCTCGTCGCGCTTGGCTTCGAGGGCGCTCTTGAGGGCGGCGTAGAAGGTGATGGCCTCCTGGGTCTCGGCCTTCTTTGCGAGGTCGTCGCACTTGGCCTGGAGGGCCTTCATGGACTTGTCGAGATTGTCGATGCTCTTTTCCTGGGCCTCGATCTTTTCCTTGGCGGCCTTCAGTTCATCCTTTGCGGCCTTGACCTCGGCGGCAGCCTTCTCGATGGCTGCCTTCTCAATGCTTTCGCGCATTGCTTTGATTTCTTCAGGTGTCATTGTTGAGTTGGATTTGGTTTGACTTGAAATTTGAGCGGGTTCAGGTTCCGCAGTAGGTTCGTTTGAGGGGGCGTGGTCCGGGTCGGCCTTGGCGCTGATGATGACGGCCTCCGGGTTGGCGGCGATCGTCACGGGCGACACTTCGTAGATGGTGATGGCCTTGAGGTAGCGGATGTCGTAGTCGTAGCCCTCGATCTTCTTCCACTCCCACTCCTCGGCCCGGTAGCCGATGCTGAACTCCTTGACGGCGCCTTCCTTCAGGAGGATGGCCACGTCTTTGCCGACGGTGGTCGGCAGTATGTCGGCCTCGATCCACATGCCGTGGGCGTCGACGCCTTTGTCGGTGATCTTGCCGATGACGGTAGCGCGGTCGTGCTGGTAGCAGAGGGCCATGCGGTCAGCGGCTTTGCCGGCCAGGAAGGCGTCGCAGGCGCCGGGCATTATGACGTCGCCCCAGCTGTCCACGTTCCCGAATGCGAGGGCGTATGCCTTGATGTGCAGGATGCCGTCCTCGCCGGTGGCTTTCACCTCCAGGCAGGCGTCGGCGCTCTTGCGCTCAACCTTGTCGGGGGTGGCTTTGAATTGGATTCTGGTGGGCTTTTTCATTGTGTGCGATTGATTTCGCACAAAAGTAAGCGGATTTTTCGTGTATATATACGCTTTTTTATTCCATCATTGTGGAATTATCCGAGAAAATGGTATGTAGATGGGCTAAAATATGCCCTTCGGCCTCCTGATGCAGGCGCAGGCGCAGTTGATGATCTCGGAGGCGTCGGCGCCCAGGTGGGTGTCGTGGGGGTACATCAGTAGCCCGCCCGGGAGCTCGAAGGGCTCGTTTTCGTCCACCTCCAGACCGTCCACTTCCTGGTGGCTTTCGCGCACGTTGGGAAGGCCGCTGGTGCACCATTGCTTGGTGAACGCGACGCCCAGCTGCTGGGTGGCGAGGTTCCCGGCCTCGGCCATGCCGATGAGCGCTTCCGTCTGGGCGATGCGGCGGCACTGCCATTCCTGGAGGGCGCCGGTGTAGCCGGCAAAGATGCGCTGCGTGAGCTTTTCCACGCCGATGCCGAGGTCGTTGCCGAGCAGGGTGCGGGTGAGGTTGACCAGTGCAGTTTTCCAGGTTCCGGTGACGCTGACGATGTTCTCGCCAGCCCGCTGGGTGGCATAGGCCCGGAGCGCCTGCAGCCAGATGTTATCCTCGGCGGCGGCCTTGGCCTGCCGGAGTTCCTGGGCGGTATCACGGGCGGCCGGAGGGCCGGCGGTCATCCAGAGCTTCTGCCACCATCCCATCAGGTAGTCCTCGCGGATCTCCTGCTCCAGGACCAGGGGGACGTCCTCCGGATCGTCCAGCTGCTTGCAGAGCGCGAGCACCCGGCGCAGCTCGGCGCGGCGTAGCCTTGCAAGGCGGCCCTGATAAACGCTTGCCACCGCCAGCCCCTGGAGGCGGACGGCGGCGATGCGCTTGCGGTCGGACGCGGATATGTGCCTACGCTTCGGCACCCTCCTCTTCCTCCTCGCTTTCGTTGATGTCGGTGATACCCTCGCCGCCGAACTGGATGGCCATGGGCAGCATGGGAAGGTCGGCCCAAGGTTCCGGCCTGGGGTCGTAGCCGTTGGCCTCGCGGAGCTCGTTCAGGGAGGCGTGCATTTTTGCCAGGTTGTCGAGGACGTCTGCGGCGTCATCCTTCAAGACGTCGATGAGGTCCGTGTTGACGGTCAGGGTGAACTCCTGGTCCAGGCCGAAATGCGCGAGCAGGTCGGCGGCGAACTCGTTGGCCAGGGGGATGGCATTGTTCTCGAATAGCGCCTTCTTCGCCTCCTTTGCATTCTCATACTTCGCCTGGCCGTAGTAGAGGTCCACGGGAATGTCATAGGCGAAGCAGAGCGCAGTCACGGCCTCCTTGTGGCTGTCCAGAATGCCGAGGTCTACGGATTTGCTGCCAATTTCATGGACTTCGATGGGGACGCGGAAGGCGTGTGTCTTACCGACGTTCTCGCGCTTGTTGAACTCCTCCTCCACCGCATCTTTATCCTTCGGCATCACGCCCATGTTGTCTTTCGCCGGGGTGATGATGCTGGCCGGGCCGCCGTTCTTGAGGCTGGCGTCCTCGCGCCGCATTCCACGGTCGATGATGGACAGGTAGAGCGCTGCGGCTATCAGGGGCGAGAAGCCGAAGAAGCTGGTGTCGTCAAGGTTGAAGGCGAAGGACTCGAAGAACTCCCTGGGCTCGATAAGCTCCTCCTTGGAACCGCCGGTGACGGCAATGCCCTTGAGCGGATTCCGATACCCGCCCTTCTCGATCTTGATGTGGTGCCCGGGAAGGAGGTACATTTCATCGCACTCGCCATAGTTCTTCCCCAGCTTTGGAGGCGCGTAGGTGAAGGCGTCCCCATAGGTCAGGCGGGTGACCGCCCAGGCGACGCCGAAGCGGCGGCAGTTGTAGCGGTCGTTGGGACGGCGCAGCAGGTCGAGGATCCAGTGCTTTTCCACGTAGTCGCCGGTGCTGATGTTCTGCAGCTCCAGGTACGTGAAGCAGTCGCCGACGGCGCGGGCGATCTTGTTGATGATGCCGAAGGCGGGGCCGCAGCCTTCGTAGACCTCCTTGAGCTTCGCGCGGTCGATGGAGTTGAACATGTCGGAAATCTCGTTGCCGGTGAGCAGCGAGGATATGGAAGCGAAGTATTTGTTCTTCTCCTTGTCGCGGTTTTCAAAGTAGCCCTTGAGCTCCAGAAGGTTCGCCTGGAGGGCGTCTTTTTCCTGCTGGAGAGCGGCGAGTTTGTGTTTGGGAATCCAGGCCATTGTTGTGCTTTGCGTTGATTGTAGGGCAAAAGTGGGCATTTTATGCGGGAATCCCGCCCGTGGGGCATTCCATCATTGTGGGATGTCGCCGTCGTCGTTGGGTATTCCCATCCTGCGAAGGTGGGTGGAGCCGTAGCTGACGGCGTCCATGGCGTGGTCGCCGCCGTCCTGCGGTACGTCCGTGAAGGTGTCCTCGTCCTCCTTGCTCGGCTCCCAGCTGTAGGTGTCCGCTTCCTCGCCTATGTTCTTGCCGACGTAGCGCACCTTGAAGCCCTGGAGATAGCCGATGCGACCCACCTTGTCGCGGTTGATGCCCGGCAGGGCGTTGATGCCGTATTGGGTGCGGAGCTCGGCGATGGAGTCCGGGCGGGCGGGGTCGCAGTACACCACGGCCTGGTCGGCATTCAGTCCGATGCGGGCGCAGTCCTCGCGGATGGCAGCGGCCACGTCCTTCGGGAGCTTGCCGGTGGAGTACATGACCTCCACCAGGTAGAGCGTGCGCGTCAGGGGGTCGAAGGCCATACGCATCAGGGCGTCGGGATCGTTGGAATAGCCCCAGTCGTTTCCGTACCACCATTCCAGGCCCAGCGGTATGTCCTCAAGGGCGCAGGGCTGCCAGCGGGGGTATATGAGGCCGTTGCGCTTCACGGACCAGTCGCCCAGGTAGATGTTCTGGTACTTCTCCGGGTTGTTGCGCTCCATTTCCAGCGCCTTGGCGATGAAGGAGGGGGAGAGGTTGTCGCGGTTGTCGCGCCAGTCGGTGTGGATGTACTGGACATCGTCCACGCGGCCGTTGAAGTCGTAGGGGACACCCTTGGCTTTGAAGAAGCGCTTGTATATCCAGTGGTGGATGTCGGAAGGGTTCAAGGCCATCATTGCCTCGTTGGGCACGTCCTTCGCACGTATGGAAAGGTCGATGATGTCGAAGTCGCTCTCGGAGGTGAGCTCCTGGGCCTCGTCCAGGAAGAACTTGCGGAGCCTGGGGATGGATTTGAGGCGCGCCGTCTGGTTGCCGGAGCTGCCGAGGATTCCCTTGAAGTAGAGCACGCCCTTGCTGACGCGGTTGATGACGGACTCGTTGGTGGCGCCAAAGTGGCGGGCCTTGCCCAGGAGGTTGATTTTCTCCACGTACTCCGGGATGACCGAAACCTTCGCCGAGGTCATGGTATAGCGGGAGTAGAGAATGGCGTAGTCGTCGTGGTAGGTGTCGCAGACGGTGGCGGAGCTGACCGCGAAGGACTTGCCGGATCCTCGCCCGCCGGTCACCACCTTATAGCGCGGGCCGTCCTTCTCGTAGCGGAAGAGCGGCTCGTACTTCGGGTGGAACTTGACCTGGGCGGGCATGGCGGGTTATGGGAGACCGAGGGATTTTTTTAGCTCTGCCTTTGCCTTCCGTTGCTTCCAGGCGTATCTCAATGACTCCGCTTGCTTCGCCTTAGTCTCAGGGCTATCTTTGTGGCCCGGCTTGAACTCGCCTGCGGGGTTGTTTCGGACGCCCTTCTTGAAGCGGGTGCTGGTATTGCCGGAGTTGCGGATGGCTTCACCTGCGAGGCGGCTGATGTCCCGCCTGCGCTCCTCAAGGAATCCCGGCTTCTTTTCCAGTCCAAGCTCCCGGGCCTTCCGGAGCATGGTGCGGTGGGAGACGCCGATCCATAAAGCGAGGGGCTTGTTGAACATGGTGGGGAAGTAGGTGGTCAGGAGCTTCAGCTGCTGTGGTGTCCAGACGATGCCGTAGTGGTCCTTCTTCAATCCCATCTTGCTGGCCTTGACGGCCGTGGCCTGGTAGGAACGGCCGAGCATGTCCGCCACCTCCTTAATGGTGTGGCGGTTCCATTCGTTGCGCATTATCTGCTCGTCCATATATGTCCAAGGGCGCGATTTCATAAGTCTTGCCGTTTTAGGATATCTTGAAGCATGGTGGCGCTGATGACTACGTAATGCCACCATTGCTTGTGTTTGCCGTAGTATTTCACGATGTACATTATGTCCTCCGTCTCGCTGTCCTGGAATGACAAGACAACGTGGTAGAGATAGTCGCTGTGGCGGTATTTGAAGCCACACGGGAGTAGTCTAATGTAGCTCATGGCGGGTTATTGTAATAGCATTCTAAAAATTGCGACCTCTCTGAACACAGCCCAGGCGCAAACGGCGCCGGCGATAAGCCCAAGAACCGTGCAAATGATACAGGCCAACACGGGGTTCATGTCGTCGCGCTCCTCTTTCATTGCTGCTCCTCCTTTGTCTCGTCGGGCTCCTGGCTCTCCGGCGTCCCGAACACTATCACCGGCGGCTGCTCGGTGTTCACGTCCAGGCTTACGGAGGTGTCCTGCTTCTCTTTCCAATGCTCCGGGTCCATGTTGTTGAGCACATACTTCGCCGCGGCCACGTCCGGCGGGTAGTAGAACGTCTCGCGGTACTCCTTCACCTTGACGCCTTTGTCGGTGGTGTACTCCTTGACCTTCTTGCCGGTCTTGGGGTCGTACTCCTTGACGACCTGGGCGTGGTACTCGGCCTTGGTCTTGGTGAAATCCACGCCCTTAGCCGCTTTGATGAGCGCGTTTGACACCTCGCGGACGGACGTCTGGCGAAAGACCTCCCGCGCACGCGATAGGGCACTCACGAAATTAACATTCTGCTCCCAGCGCTGGTATGTCGGGAAGGAAATCCCCATCGCTTCGCAGAACATTTTGACGGAGGCCCCGCACGGCTGGGGGTAGAGTCCGTTCTTTTCCACCCAGGCGGCGCACTCTTGTATTTTGGCGGCGTTCAATTTCATGGCTGATCTTGTTCGTTAAGTCTGGCGATTATCGCCTTCTCATTATCGGATAGATTGAGTCTTGTAGCAGCAGCCCTCTCAGCAGCAGCCCTCTCAGCAGCAGCCCTCTCAGCAGCAGCCCTCTCAGCAGCAGCCCTCTCAGCAGCAGCCCTCTCAGCAGCAGCCCGATCGCTCATGATGAAGCCGCCGCCATATAGGCCGCGGCCCTGCTCCTTCGCGCTGTCGCTGTCGGAAATCGGCTCGCAGGATTGCTTCCGGATCTTGAGCTCGACGCCGCGTTTCACGATCTTTCCCAGGATTGCCGCCGTGACGATGTTGTCAGGATAGACAAAGCCCGTCTTGGTCTTGTCCTCGCCTTGCTGCGCTTCCTCCAGGGCATCGTGGAGTTCAGGGCAGAGCCAGATGCGCAAGTTTGCGACCAGATTGGTGATGAATCCCGTGCGGACCTTCGCCCCGTTCTCGTATTCGATGTCGCTGTCGCTTATGATGTACGTCACGTCGCAGTCCCTGGCGCTGAACAGCGTGAGGGCCGGGGCGAAGATGAAGAAGGGGATGGAGTTCTCGCAGTAGAACCGAATGATCTGGGCCAGCAGGGAGAAAGGCGGATTGTCTATGACGATGCTGCTCCCTTTGTACTGGCCGAGGTCGGTGTAGTCTCCACCAGGGTAGAACGGCCGCACGACCTGCATGGTTTTCAGGGGGACGATGTGGGCGTCCACAAAGTCCCGCACGGCGTCCCAGACGGCAGGCGGGGTGTAGCAGTCGTCCGTAGTGAGCTTTTGCTTGAATTTGTCGATAAACTCATTATAACCTTCTGCTCCTTCTCTCCCTTCTGACGACAAGCCGCCGTGGTTCATTTCCCGAGTCGCTTTTGCCTTTGTATCCCATGCCGTCGCGTCGCCCATGACGAAGGAAGGCACACCAAAGCCGGTCATCTCGTCGTGCGAATATTCGGCCCATTCGCTGCTGTTTATGATGTCCACGTCCCACGATCCGAACTGCCCGTTGTCTTTCATTGCCCGCCTCCGGATCGTCTCGCGGTCCTCCTCCAGGGAGGCGCGCTCCGGCTCGTAGAGGTAGGCGTCCGTCTCGGCGGTTCCGTTGATCCCCAGCGCGGTAGTCCGGAGGTTTCCGCAAAAGACGACAAACTCGCCCTTCTGAGGGGCGGGCACGATGTCCAGGGGGCGATCCTCCAGGAAGTCCGGATCCTGCCGGATGCTCTCGACGGTGCGGTCGATGTCGGACTGCGTCCATTGGCGTGGGTTCTTTGGCAACCAGGGCAGCTGGCCCTCGTTGAGCTGGAGGGCGGCCACTTTGACTTTGATGCGTGTTTTTTTCATTGTTCTGGCGTTGTTGATCGTTTATAGACTTCAAGATAGCACCGCACGCGGTCCTGGCTTTCGTTGCGGACGGTTTTGCCGAGGGCAATGCGTCGCACGGTGTCCCATTTCATGCGGGTGCCGGTGGCGATCTGCTTTGTTGTCAGGCCGGAATCAGCCACGGCGCGGGCGAGCTCCTCGCGCTTCCTCTTGGCGTAAAGCCGGAACTCTGCCTCGGAAATGTAGGTCATAGCGCGTCGGGATTTACGCCTGCGCGGGCGAGGCGTCGTTCATAGTCGCGGCGGACGCGGCGGGCGCGGGTGCCGCCCAGGGCGGAGATCCGGATCATGGAGACCAGGTCCTTCTCCACGTAGGCCATGCGGGCCTTGAAGGAGGCATCGGCCGAGGCGTCAATGTCCTTGCGCACCTGGTCGAGGCGCTTGCGGAGGTAAACTTGGAAGTCGTTGTTTGTCATGGCGGTGTCGGTGGGGTGTGACGTCGCAAATGTAATGATTTTCGCGTATATATACGCCTTATAAAGATGGGAAATTGTCCGGAATCTTGAAATTTGGCGAATTTGGGCCTATTTCCGGGCGCTCATACTGCCGGATGGCCTCGCGTTCGTCCCAGGGGATTCGCGTCAATTCCTGGCGCATATAGGCGGCAACAACACGGCAAAACTCGGCCAGGTCACGGGCGACAACATAAAAGTTCCCATGGCGCAGCGCTTCCTGCTCCCACTCGCTTTGCTTCTCAGATTGCTTGGAATCCTTGCGGCGGGTTTTCATTTCGATGCAGAGGGCGCCGAAGCCGCCGCGTGCTTCCAGGAGGATGAGATCGGCGACGCCGGCGATCACGCCTTCGGCTTTCAGCAGCGTCGCTTCCACCTTCCGGCGCTTGCCGCCGTTGGGGACAGCGAACAGCATAGCGGCGTCATTGGGGTACTGCGCCCGGAACCAGGCGACGCAGGCCACCTGAAGGTCGTGCTCCGGGTGGCCCTGCGGCTTGCGTTTCTTGGCCTTGGCCTCGCGCTCCGCCTGCTCGCGCAGGAGGCGCTGGTAGGCGTCGGCGGTGATGGTGTCAGTCGGTTTCATTTTCAAAAAGTGATAAAAGGCTTCCGCTTTGTTTCTTGCCGAGAATGAAGTCACAGATGAAGTTCCGGGCATAGTCCGGGCTTATCATACTACGGTCCTCAGAGCAGATGCCGGCCTTGATGCCTGGCGAGCTGCTGCCAATCTTTTTGTGGACGGCAGCCCTTTGCTCCGAAAAGCCATATGTGTGCTCGCAGTTTATGAACCAATACTGCGTGGGCTTGTTGAAATAGTCTCCACGCGCGGTCCGGTTCCGGTCAATGATCGCCGCCTGGTAGGGAAAGTTCCCCACGAGGAAGTGTTGGGCTGCGTAGGGGTTTTCAACAATGAGTCGCAGTCCACGAATCTCACAAATGGTAAACATCTTCAAGCATAGCTCATAGAGATATTGCCGGCTCCTTGAGCGCTCAAGAATGTTGTCCGCCTTCTCCTTTGGGTTCAACTTCTCCAAATTGGCGTGGTTACCCATAAAGTAGAGCTGGTTGTTCTCGCAAAAATATATACACGGGAAAAAGGCCATAATCAAATCCTCGCAACTTATTGAGTCAAAGACACTTCGCCCCCCCCTATACGCAGTTTCGATCTCCGCAAAAAGGTCGATGACGTGGTCGGTTTCACCGAAGTTGTTCTGGATGTCGTAATCCTCGGCAGGGATACCCAGCTTTATAAACTCGTTTTTGAAGGTGCCCGACTGCTCAAAGAAGCAGTGGACTTTTCCCATGATCTCCATTATTCCTCCTTCTTGCTAACTTGGAAACATTGCACAGGTTGTTTATAGTCCCATTCTTTAGGACAATCAGGAACCTCCAAGAGAGCATATAAATGACCCGACGCAAGCCTTCGGACTGTATGAATGAGAGCAGTGGCCGGCTTCCACTCTGATGGCTTCTGCTGCTCCGTGGCTTCATCTGGACTTAACAGCTTACCTGGTAAGTTGGATATATCAGGAATTGGCTGTTCATTAAAGGCGTCCCACTGGTGTACCAGATTGCGGACGCCGCGCATAAGATTAGCCTCGGCCTCCAAGAGGTCGATTCGTTTGAACTCTCCCCAGATTTCCTTGAGGTTGCTGTTTTCAGTAACTTCCGCCGTCTTACCGTTGAAGGTGAAGTAGACTGTTTCCCCGGTTGCCTTGACGCCTTCGATGATGCGGGGGAGAATGACGTCGATGCGGTCGCCGGGCGAGCAGGCATATAGTGTGAATGTTCTCATAATACTAAAATAGTTTTCCGGTCTGGGGGACCTGGGGTTGTGATAGTTTTGTGAGCTGGGCGTCGACCTCGCGCTCCAGGCGCTTGGCGTCTGCCAGAGATTGCGGATCGCGGTTGCGGAAGTAGCGCCGCTGGGCTTCTCGCATAAGGCGCACGGCATCGATGAATGTCAAGTTCATAGGTCTGCCTCCTTTGTGTTTTTGAATCGTGAGCAGCCGCAGGACATAGTGCCCTTGCGGTGCAGGTTTTGAGAGCTCACGTACCACTCGCGGCCGCAGTCGCAGCGGCAGAGGTATTGCCGGTAGCCGCCATAGCTCTTTCCGGCGTATGCAAGCACCACGAGCCTTCCGTAGCGCCTGCCGGATTTGTCAATCAGATGTCGTCCCATTGTTGGTTATTTCGTTAATGATTTCCGGATCCAGGAGCAGCTTGCTTGTTCGCGGCTTCCTGGTCTTGCGCCGCTCCGCCCGGTTGAGTATTACCAGGGCCCTGCGGCAGTAGTTCGTTGCCTTGAGGTTCGTCCGGGTGGCCCGCTGGGCGTCCAGCATGAGCTTCCGGAGCTGCGCGGCCTCATAGGCCGTGAGAGTGAGGTCGGCCTGGGTCATAGTCTTTCGCCGTTAGCGGGCCGGGCCCAGTAGTCGTTGATGGTCTGGCCGAGGACAATGTCGCCCCGGTCGCTCAGGTAGCAGAGCACCTGGAGGGTGTCGTAGAAGTCCAAATCCACGGCCCTGGCAATATCGGCCCGGAGGGCGTGGCCCAGGGGTGACGCCTTGGAAAGCCGGACGGTCGCCGAAAGCACGGTCGAGCCGAGCGTCTTGAGTTTCAATTCGTCCATATCAGCTGCCTGTTCGTTTGGTGACGGTGACCTTTGCAAAGCCTTGCTGCAGCTCGGCGTTGTCGAGCACGATTCCGCCGGCAGCCTCCGCGAAGTCCTTGCCGAGCATGCGCACCTTGAGCTCATTGCGCCCGCGGTCGATGCTGATGGCGTCGATGTGGCGCAGGAACTCGGCGGCCTCCTTATACCCGGCGGCAATGCCCACGATCGCGTAGGCCGTGCGGGCCCATGTCAGGATGCGGGGATCGTCGAAGCGTGGCGAGGTATCGTCCGGCGTCCATTTGTTGGCGACGTTCCGGCGGTTCTTGACCTCGGATCCTTCGTAGTTTTTGATGCAGCGGGCCGCCTCCCGCTTCGGGTCATTGAAATTCCTAAAGAAAAATTCAACAAAATAAAAGTCCTCGTCATCCATCTCTCCCGCGGGCGCGCCCGCGGATGATGATTTATTTATTGATTTATTTATTGATTTATTAGCTTCAAGCGGTGCTTCAAGCGGTGCTTCAAGCGGTGCTTCAAGCGGTGCTTCAAGCGACTTTCCACCATTGCGTGAGCGGCCGCCTGCGCGACCAGCCTCCCGCTTCTGCCTGGCGGCCTCGTCCTTGAGTTCGATCCTTTCCATGGCGCTCTTATTCCAGAAGTAGCCGTTCTTTATGGTGAACAGGTCGAAGTCCTCCACAACATGGCGGACATCCTCCTCCGAGGGGAAGCGCAGCAGGTATGCGAGGCGCTTGTAGTTGGCCTTCAGGGGGCCGCGCTCCTCGTACATCATACAGAGCAGGTATATCCATAACGTGACGAAGGCCGGATTCTCCTCCTCCAGGGCGCCGACCTTCTGGTCGTTGCGCATTGCCAGATCCAATGGCATGAATGGTCTTTCGGTCATAATTCTATCCTCCCTTGCATATTGACGACCAGGCCGGGCCGGGCGACTGCCACATCTGCAAACATCACGGCCTTCTGGACTATTTCCTGGAAGGCGTGTGCGTCGGCGTTGTTGGAGCTGAGGTGCAGCAGGGTGACCGTGCGGAGCCTGGCGCTTTCGTGGATGGCGATATAATTCAGAGCTGTGTCCAAGCTCATGTGCGTGTGGCGCACGCGCTGGGCACGCTCCGCGGTGAGCGTGCCGTCGCCGACGGCTTCGTCCAAGATGCGGTCGGAGTAGTTTGCCTCGATCATGATGTGGTCGAGGCCCATGTCGGCGAAGCTGAAGGGCACGCGCGAGGAGTCGGTGATGAACAGCAGGCGCCCAAGTTCCGGGTGGCTGATGACAAAACCGAGGGGCTCGGCGGCGTCGTGAAGGGCGCGGAACGGGAACACTTTGAACTCCCCGGCCATGAACGGGACCATGGGCGGGATCTTCCGGATCCGGCGCCCGTCGCGCAGGGCCTTGCAGGTCCCGGCGGATGCGTAGACCTGGAGGCCGAGGTCGAGGTAGCGCCCGACGAATCCGGCGTGGTCGCCGTGTTCGTGGGTGACCAGACAGCCGGCCACCTTGGACATCTTCAGCGTCGAGCCGGCCATGAGCTTCTCGGGGGAGACTCCGCACTCCAGGATGAGTGCGGAGTTCCTACCTTCGAGGATGTAGCAGTTGCCGGCGCTGCCGGATGCTATAACCGTCATTTTCATTAGCCTTTGTAGTCAGGGTCAAACATGCTGTCGCTGAACGGCTGCTCCTGGGTGGGAGCCGGTGCAGGCGCGGGGGCCGGTGCCGCTGCCGGTGCCTTGGTGGATTCCGGGGCCGTTTCCGGGGCTTCAACAGCCTCGCCGATGGTCTCTGCGTTCAAGGGCGGAATGGCCTCAAGGTCGGCCTCCTTCAGGGGGATCGGCGCTGCCTGGGGCTGCGCCTGGAACTCGGCGTCGTCCGGGGCGTCGTCATATATGCCGGCGTCGGAGCTGGTCTCCACGAAGAGCTTGCAGGCGCGGGATATTACGGTCTTTTTCGCCATCTCCTGGGTGAAGTTGCGGTGCGCTCCGCTCTCGCCCTTCGTTGCGCCCTGCTGCCATGCCTGGCGGATCTCAGCCATTGTCATGACCTCGATCTTCGGGTCCCAGTCGGGGTGCTCGGCGTAGGGGACAAGGCACCAGGCGCCGATGATCTTGGAGTTGTCGATGTTGGCGAGCTTCTGCTCATGCCTGGTGACCTCTTTCTTGCCTGTCTTGGGGTTGATTCCGAACTCAAACACGTCGTCCTGGTAGATCACCTGGGCCTGCGGGTCGCCAGCGCCGTAGCGCTTGGCCATGGCGATGATGCCCTGGTACTGGGGCTGCATCTGGAGCTCGTTGCCATACCTGATGAAGGCGCACTGCGACTTGTCGAGGCTCAGACCTTTGACGCACATGCGCAGCAGGGAATTGGCGACGCTCTGCGGGGTGACGATTGAGAGAATGGGCTGGTGGGTCTTGGGATCCTCCATGGCGGAGAGCTTCAGGAACGCGAGCATGATCTGGTTCTGCGGGGAATATCCCTTCGGCATGCTGATGCCGCCCTTCTGCATCTCCGTGATCTTGTTGATGACGGTGTTGGTGATGCGGTTCTTGAATTCGATGTAATCGACGGCCTGCGCGGTCTGCGCGGGGACCTGGATGTTTTTAGTTGGTGCCATAATGTAGCGTGTTTAATTGGTTGAAACTGTGTGATTCTTGATGATTTGACGAATGGAGCTGGCTGTGTAGTAGTTGCGGACGCCTATCTTCACGGCGGTGAGGTAGTTCCGCTGGCGCCAGCGGTAGAGGGTGCTGGGGTCCGGGCTGCCGAGCATTCTGATGGCCTCCCGCTCCGGGATGAGCGTGTCGCCGACTTCATCGGCACGGGCGGCCACTTCGGCCTCGACGTCTTGGCGCACCCGGCGGGCGAGTTCCTCGTTGGCGGCGACGAGGTCGGACGCCTTGATGGTCACGGCCATCTGGGGGTATGCTTCCGCCATTTCGATGATGCTCATGTTATTCCTGGTTTACGGTCAGTTCTGCGCCTTCCTTGACAACCAGGCGGATGATCTGCGCTCCGGTGCCGAAGTCGCGGCGCGTCACGCCCTCGGCGTTGTCTATGAAGATGGGGGCCTGCACGCTGTTCGCCTCGCTGAGGACCCGGATGACGTCGAGGCCGCAGATGGTCCTCATTGCGTCATTCATGCTGCGGTAGGGAACGCCGTCCAGAGTGGTGGCCTCGCACATCTCCACGATGCCTCCGTCCAGAGTGGTGTCGAACATCTTCCAGCGGGTCTCGCGGAAGGCGGCATTGATGGCGTCCTCGCAGGCGTCCACGGACGCCTTGATGTACTGGAGGGTGCGGACCTCCAGGCGCTCCAGGCGGGCAAGCTCGTCGGTGAGAAGGGCGCGGCGCCCTTCCTCGTCGGCGATCATGCCGAGGATGCGCTTGCGCTCGTTGTCGACGGCCAGCTTGTCGTTGTACGGGCGCACGGCTTTTTCATGTTCCTCACGGAGCCGGTAGATCTCGGACAGGTAGCGCTGGCGGTCGGCAGTAAGCTCGGCCGGTGAAGCGATATTATTGGAAATATCGTTGATTTCACGCTCCAGGGCGTCAGCCCGGTCGGAGAGTTCAATGTAGCCGTCGGACTTGCGCAGGCGCAGTTCGGCCTCGCGGGTGTCGATCTCGGGCGCTGCCATGGCGGCGCGCAGCTGGTCGTCCAGGATGTCGATCTCCGCGAGTTTGGACTTGATGGCGTCCTGCGTTTCGCGGATCCGCTGCTCGGTGGCGGTGATGGACTGGTCGAGGGTGTTGATTTCGGCCCTGATGCCAGGCACTCGGGACTGGATTTCACGCATGGCATTCAGGCGGGCGGTCTGCCACTCGGCGCGGAGCTGTTCGCCCTTGGCTTCGATAACGTCCTCCGGATAGGGGCGGCCGCAATGCGGGCAGACGGTCTCCACGTCCGGGGTGAAGGCGGCGTCACGCTCGGCGCTGTATTTCTTGCCGAGCTCGGTGAGCCTCGCGGCTTCGTCGCCACGGGCGACGTTCAGGCTTTCAAGGTTGGTCTGCAGGTTGCGCTCTCGCACTTCAAGGCTCTTGAGCTCAGCCTTGGCAGTCTCGTATTTCGTCGAGGCCTCGGAAATGGCCCGGATTCGGTCGGATTTGGCCGTCGTCTGCGACTTCAGGCCCTCGGCGATATATTCCTCCATCTTTTTCTTGAGGTCCAGAATTTGGGCGTTTTTGCTGGCGATCTCGTCCCTGCGGTCCTTTGCCGCCGCCGCGATGTCCTCGATGCTTTTGTCGGCCTTGGCAATCTTGGCGTTCAGCTCGTCGATCTTGGGCGCAAGTTCGCCCTCCAGGCGCTTGATGTCGGCTATGATGGCGGCGGTGTCCTGCTCCTGGGGAAGGGCGGCGTTCCAGGCGTCGATGTTGGCGGTGGCCTTTTCGACGTCCTCCCGCTGCGCCTTCTTGGCGGCCGCCAGCTGCTTGCGGAACTGCTCCAGCGGCGTGCCGTTGATTTCCTTCAGCAAGTCGGCGAAGTCCTTGGCCACGGCTTCGGCGTTGTAACCGACGGAGGAGAGCAGGATCTTCCGGCGCTGCTGCCAGGGGGTGAAGCTGTCGTCGATGAAGAAGAGCGGGTTCGTGACGATCTTGAACACGTCCTCGTCGATCCACTGGTGAATGGCCAGGTCGTAGTTCTTTTTGGTACCGCAGTCCACGCCGTCGATGAAGAACTGCTGGGTGTGGCCCTTCAGGACGCGCTCGGTCTCGCCCTTCGGTTTGACCCAATCCTCCGACACGACGCGGCGGAGGGTCTTTTTCCCGCCGTCGATGGTAAGCTCGGCCTCCACCCAATGACCGTCGAGGCCGTGGATGGTCTCCTTGGTCGCAGGGTCGATGGGCTTGATGTTGAAGTTTGTCCAGTCCCGGCCCTGGTGGTCCTTGCCGAACAGCAGCCAGGTGAAGGCGTCGAAGATCGTGGACTTGCCGGTGCCGTTGTCGCCCTCAATGGTGGCGTTGCGGCCGTTGAAGGTGACGGTGCGGTCACCTCGGACACCCTTGAAATTGTGAAGGGTGATGTGATTGATTCTGATTTCCATATATTTCGGGATTAAATGATTTGCAGTGTATCGTCATCCTTCCTGCGACGGCCGCCGGCCTTGCGTGCTTCGACGCGGCGGGGCGCCATACGGCGTACATAGTTGTTGCTCTGGTCGTAGGCCATCTGGAAAGCAAGCAGACCGAGGAGCAGAAGGGCTCCCAGGCGGCGCTCGAACTCCCGGAGGTCCAGGTGGGCGTTGACGCTCAGGAACCAGGCCACCAGGGCGTTGGTGCTGCGCTTGATGCCCGCCTTGTCATAGATGTTCTGGGTGTGCTTGACGACGGTGTTGTGGCTGATGCCGCAGCGGTCGGCGATTTCCTTGCCGATGAGCCCGGCGGTGTAGCCGGCAGCGACGCGGGTCTCGGCTGGGGTGAGGAGAGCGTCGGTGGCCAGGGGCGTGTCAATCTTGGGCGTGTCTTTCATAGGGCTTATTTGCTTGCGGGCCCCCAGGGCTCATAGACTCCGTACTTGATGAACAGCTCCTCGATCTTGCGGGCCTTGTCCACGTCGAGGGTGGTGGCGCGGCCGCTGGCATAGCGAATGAAGCTCTGCTTGGTAGTCACGCCGAGGATGTTATAGATTGCCGCCTTGACGGTCGGCACGTCCTTCACCCGGAGCTCGGAGAGCCCCTTGCGGAAGGACCTGGTGAATGATGTGTTGTTTGCCATTTTGCGTTATTTTGGTAAAACTTGGAGGCAGGGGCGGGAGTCGGACCCGCATCTCTCACACGGCTCTGCTTGCATCCAGATCAGCCGGCGGCGTTCATGCCGTTATACCACCCTGCCAGGGTGCCGGTCTTTCCCGGCTGTCAGCGGTCTTTCCCGCCGCCACGAGTGTGGAATGTCCCGTCTTTCCGGGTGCCAGGGGCCAGCGGTTTACCCCGTCTGAAGCTAACCTATATCCGTTTGCCGCTGTCATTTGCTCCTGGTTATGAGGCACCACTGCCACGGTTCCTTGACGCATCGGCCATTGATGTAGTGGTAGCATCTGAGGCATAAGTTGCCCCCTGCTAATAGCTTATAAATCATTATTTTATGGTTTTATAGTATTCCGGGTGCATCCTCCTGGGGAGGTCGCTGGCCGCGATGCAGGCCGGGGTCACCAGGCAGATGAAGGCGAAGTTGAACAGGTACTGCCAGAAGCGGGCGCAGCCGAAAAGGGCGATGATGCCGTCCGTGCTGGTGATAACTATGCCGGCCACTATGACCA